AATTTATATTATATATGAATATATAAAATTAATTTCATAAGATCAACCTTTTAACCAACTTTCTGGAATCTTTTTTTCTGCCCATACGATGCCATGTTTATCACAATAATCACCATATGTAGTCTTGGAACCTTTTCTGATTTTGGTTTTTGCTGACTGAAACACCATTCTGATATCTAACTCTGGATGTTGTTTTTTTATTAACAAATGTTTTTTACGATCTTCAATGACCCAACGGCCTTTTGTCTCAACTAATATTCCATTTGGTAATCTGAAATCAATTGTATATTTATGATGAGTTTCTGGTTTGGTATAATTGATAACGGTATCTTCATATCCAAATTTTATTTTAGATTCAGTTAATTGTTCAGATACCTTATGTTCAAAACCAGAACGATAACCATGTTTAATTGCATTTGCACGTACTTTGGATTTTGATCTCCATGCCATAATATAACCTTTATTATAAATATGTTAATAGTCCCAACGAACGATAATATTCATATCAATGTCATCTCTGTTCTCTAATGGTTCTGCTAATTTACCTACAGCTAACATCTGACCAACATCATTAAACAAACCTATAGTTGTAATATAAGGTTTTGCAGAACCTGTTATAAACATTGTTTTACGGAACTCGCCAGGTCCATTAAATTTTTCGGCTCCTGATCCTATATCGTTACATGAATTATCGACTCCAGTAGCTGGTCTATATGTTGATGTCGGATTAGTTGATACATTAAAAGAGCCCATTGGTATTCGTACCATGACATTATTTTCATAAATTGTATATTGGCCATTGTATGCAACTTTAAATTCATTTGGTAATCCGCTAGGAGTGCCATCAGTAATAGTCGCATCATTTCCAAATGATCCGGTGAATAATACATCTTGGTATTTAGGCATCGGTGATGATATAACAACTTGCCCGTTTTTATAAAATATATTTCCTAATACATTTGATTGATATAATGATCCAGAATAGAAATTTTGATTGGATAATGATTGTATATTAACATCTGATAAAGCATATTTATACATACGTATCTCTGCTAATTTTCCATTATATGAACTTCCAGTATCCATAAGTAATGTATCTTGTCCTAATAATATATTAGCATTATTAGCAGTTGATCCTATAGGTATTGAACCAGAGGTACCTGTTGCTTGACCGTTAATATATAATTTACATACATTATCTGAATTTTTAATAAATACATGTGCCCAATCATCTCGATATGATGTACTTGCTGATATATGTAATTGAGTTGAACCATCTGATGCTTGGTAATGTATTTCATCGCCTATCAATGATAATTGTATAGGTGTACGTCGTTTAGAAAAATCACCTCCGGGTAATATAGCAGGTTTATTTACGGTCCGGATCATCTGTTTACCTTCACGTGTATTGTAATAAACTTCAGTTTTAGTTGTATATTTAGATATTATTGATCCAGTATCTACCAATCCATTAGGATTGATCCATAATGATAATCCCCAATCATCACATCGCTGTAATTCATTAAAAGTAGTATCATGTTTTATTAAAATATGGCTATTTAATGAGCTAGTAAACTCACCAGCTAATCCAGATGGTACATAAACACTTCCGGAGACATTTACCGATATACCTGGATTGATTCTGACATTAGATATTTTTGCTGATTTATTAATGCTATTTAATTTATATGCAATTGAACCTGTATTTCCTATCAATCCATAATTATCATCAAATTTTCGATATTGATCATTAAATGAAAGATGAAAAGAATTGTAACTAGATGATGCAAATGACTGTGATATAATTTCTGAATCACGTATATTACCAAGCGAATCATCAGATCCAGTTACTGTAAACGTTTTATTAAATTTATTAGTACTAGAACCAGTTATATATGATTGAAATACTAACGTACCAGGTTTTACACGTTCACCCATTTGATGATAAGGAATTGTAAATACAGATGCATTCCAAAATAAAAACTTTTCAGTTTTCATAACATCTGTTAATTCATGGCATTTTGCTTGATCATAAGGATACCGATAATATCGGTGATCGATCCAATTCCATACTACATGTTGATTCGTATCATCAGTTGAATTAAGAGGATAATTATATGTTGTTATATCTACATGCGGAGTTACTTTTTTATGTATAGCACGTTGGATATCATATTTTTCAGTTAATGCATCCGGATCAGTAATGACATAACGCTTGAATGCCTTAAATGGTCTTTGATGTACATCATTCTTGCGAATACTGCGAAATACTGATGGTATCGTTGGCATATCATTGTCTTATGTTAAAAGTCTAATTTTACTTTAACCAATACTTCTCTCGTAAACGATTTTAATATAGGCTTACTTAATTTAGCAACTGCTAATAACTCACGTCTATCATTATATAAACCAACAGTTGTAATAAACGATTGAGGATTATTGATAAATGTCGTGAATGCTAAATCTCCTACAGATCCAGAAACAAATGATGGATTATTTGAATAATTATAATCACCATTTTTAATTCTTACAAAGTAATACGTTGATTTAACTTGTTCAGATGATCTAGCTTGCAATCCATAATTTTTACCAGATGGTGGTGTATACACTGCCGATCCTGATACTGACTTAAATAACTTCATGGTATTATCGCCTTGAACGCCTGATCCTGTCACTGTACCAAATCCAACATTGGCATCTAATTTATCGCCATTTAAAACTATAATACCTGCTTCAGGATATAATAATCCATAATGGTCTAGGTTATCTGAATCCGGTGAAAATATTGTACCGTCATCAATAGTACCTGATACTATATTATATATACGTCCAGATTCTCCAATTGCAGCTGGTGATAAAGATGAATCATCAATTAATGAAATAACTGTACCAGTACCATCTGTCGCCACATTCGAGCCGGTGTTTATACTATTAATACTAGAACCGGACATGTAAGCTAGATTAATTTCAATATTACCTGGATCTAATTTTTCTTTAAAACGAGCTCTATTAAAATTTAATACATAAATACTATCGGTATCAACACCATTCATTGTAAATTTTTTATCTAACGGCTGTAATAACAATTGAGCATATTGTTTATAAATTGCTCTAGTAGGTGTATCATTATTCAAATTACCAGTCAAGTCAACAGAACCAGATCCATTAAATTGTCCATATGCCATTGCTAATTGAGATACAGCCAGAGGCGAATCAGAATCTAGATTATATATAGTCCTGAAATATGTATTTTGTTGTGCCGTTGCTGACGAATCAACATGAAAGTCTAATAAACTTCCAGTATTTCCAGAAAACAATCCGGATGTTACAGTTTCAACATTATTTGCTAGAATATCCTCGGTAGGATCAAAATTACTATATGTTTTACCATTACGAGCTCTTTGCCTAGCTCTCAATCTCTGCTGTACAATTCTATCTGCTAACTGTCTTGCAGCTGCTTCTACGGCACTTTGAGCGGATGCATTACCGGCTCTTAATCGCCCCGGTATGATTTGTCTATTTGCTAATCCCATTTATATTTTCCTTTTATGATGCCGATACGTTTTGAATCGATGTTATCTGAGTAGGGGTTATAGTTATTGTCATTGTCGCTCTACCACCCGTTTCATTGCCTATAAATAATATAGTAGCTGTACGAGGAGCTGTTAACTGACCTTTTGCTGTTATCTGGAATTCCATTCCGGTAACTGTAACAGTTTGAGCTGCTTCATTATCACCAATAAACTGAGGTACGGATGCACCAGATTGATTAGGCGCTGATTTTGTAGCTACAATCTCAGCTGCATCAGAATCTGATAATATAGCCGTATAACCAAATGACGTATTGCCTTGAGCAAAATTAGTAGTTGAAGGTCTAATAATAGACTGTTGCCCATCTCTTAATTCTACTTCTGTTTGACCAATTGATATAACCGGTATACGTGCAGTGCCCTTTGGCAATGTAACCAATTTATATTTCATCATTTGCGATTCATCTGTCAATGCCTCTGTTACTGGCATGTTTTCAATTGCAGCGCCATAAAACGCCGTTCCTAGAGGATGTTCTGGATTATATAAATCATAATCAACTTCATCATCCGCTAGCGCAAATTGTGTAATTTGAAATTCATTTTGACCACGTGCTAGCAATTCTCTTCCCTTTTTGGTTAGAATTGCATCTACCGTAATCGTACTATTATCTAAATATCCCATTTTTACTCCGCTTTATTAATAAATATGCTATTCGCAAATTATCTAACGCTTAAATTACCAGGATCTAGTCTATTGTTTCTAGATGGCTGTTTTGGCGTCTTATTATAGAATACCTGATTAGGATTAACTTCAAATATTTCTATAACTGGTTTATTTCCTAACGCCGCATTAACGCTAGGTGAATTTACACTAGGAGCTGTTAACTGACTTCCTAATGTTGCCATATGTTGTATTGAATATCTGAAGAAATCATCTCTGTAACATGATGGCGTTAAACTGCTACTATAAAATTGATATTTCGATTCACTGACAGCTGCATCAAAATCTCTAGCATATTTACTGGCAATAGATGTTGAACCAGAATAATGATATACCGGCGTTTCAAAAATATTACTTTTTCTGCAATCATCAATTAATTCATTTGTAGCTCGGTGACATACCTTTTCAATATCATATGTTATAGCTAAACGATCGACGTAAATATTAACAGATTTGTCAATTGGTATACCAATAGTATTATAAACAATTGATGATGATTGGGCAGTTAATGCAGCATTGGCAGAATCATCTACATAAAATTGGCCAGGCTCCCCGCTAAATACAGTTCTTACAGTATACGATCCAGATAAGTTAGTGGTATCACCGCCAAAACTACTGTTCACTATTTCACCTAAATAACCAGCACTGACATTACTAGCACCATCATTATAATCTGCACCACCCGGAGTTATTCTACCTACATAAATATCCGTGCCTGCTGCTTGAAGATTTTTCCAGAATAAATATCCAGTAGATGCATTCGTATTATAAGTAGCAGTTGCCTCCATCGTAACAAATGTATCAGACATACTACCATTCGTTAACTCAAATGATGCAGATACTGTAGTATATTCTATGGATTGTGATATTGAAGATGATCCCGGGTATGGATTTGCACCGACAGATTTGAACTGTAATGACGATGCAATGTTAGTATATGCTGGTATCTTAACTTTATTAAATTGTATTGTATTAGTAGCTAACTGATCAGTTAATTGGTATTGGCCAGATGCTGTCATCTCTTTTAAGTCCAAGAAACGTTTTATTCTGTAATTTGGATCATTATCTACCTCTGGAATATATATAGCTCCTTGTACTTCCATTGTATTTTGTGAAGCGCTAAGAGCTGGTGTTGTTGCCCCGGCTCTAGATTGAGATACAGTGAACGTTAATCTAGGCGTTACTAATACATCATGAGGATAATTATTTTCTGTTGTTAATCGTATTTGATTAGTATATCTTCCTGTATCAGAGGCCAGACTCGGCGAACTAATAATCGTATAAACTTCATTACCATATGGTATATTTTCTTCCCATTCTTTTTTACCAAAAGATGATCCTTGGTTTATAGTCCATGCTACGGGACTTATCACATCACTGTAAACAGGATTCATTAAAATACTCTGATTTTCATAATCAAAGTCTATAACTTGATTGCCAGCTATTGCTGGATTAGAACTATTATAAATGTCATTGAAATTGCTATCTATTATAGACGCTGTATATGAATTTAATTCATCTACTGGTAAAGTTTCAATGGTACAGTAATTCATACTTCCGGTATATCTGACCTGATATGCAGTACCAGTCATATCATCCATCTTTTCAGCAGAAGGAGTTAATACAGTGGTTTCACCATCATCAATAATTCCTTCATATTGCAGGTCTGAATCTCCTGATGCAGTAGGCTGAATCTGCTGTATCAGTACATCATACATTGGTTCATCAACCTTAATAGGTTTAGTAACAGTTACTTTAGATCTTTCTAAAATATTTGGTTCTATTAACAAGCCGGTGGCATCATCAACTCTTTCTGCTAATGTCTGTTTTATCTGACTAAACACTGAGAAATCAAATTGACTGAAAATTCTATTATATGCATTAACATCAGAACCATCGGTAAATTTCTTCCAATATTCTTTAGAAAAGTATTTTAAATCGCTATATGTTTGTTGATATTCATCATCCGGATCACCTACATAATCATCTAATTCAACACGTCCAGTATGATTAAAAATATCTTTATTTACTTGATCTGCAAAACTATAAAATAATCCTAATTTATTTGAATCTATAGGAGCATTATCAAAAGAAGAAACTTCACCGGTGTTAGTAGGAGACAATCGTCTTACCAATTCATTATCTTCCAATCGAATTTTATTTGACCTAGGATTATTTGATCCCAAAGAAGCTCCGGCGATGAAATATGTTTCTTCTACCGGAAGGAAATTTCCACGTTGAGTATCATCTGGTGTGCTAAATCCATGGGCTGTAGCATTACTTAAAGGAGGACCTCCAGGATCAGAAAAATTCTTTATTGCCTGATTTGGATGGCTAGATGATATAATTGTTCCATTAACACTTAAATCATTACCTATAGTATCTGAACCTAATGTGTAATGTCGTACCAATGTATCATATGAACTAGTAGCATTTAATGAACTTACATATGATGTGGGATTTAATGTATGATCATCAAATCCTGCAATACTTACAAATTCCAGCCATTCTCGATACTCTTGCATCGAACCAGAATACGTTCCAACCGAACCTTGCAAGTTTATTATATACGCATTAGTATCATGTATATCACCAGATCCGGTCTGCCCGCCAATGTATACCGATTGTGGTTGAACAGTAAGATTAGGATCACACCAAACTTTATAATGATTTGCATTTGTCGGTGTTATTGCTAAGCTAGCTGTATGAGATACTTTGCCTTTTATAAAATCTGAAGCATGTTGGACATAAATATTATATGTAGTATCTGTATTAGCAATATTATTATAATGAGTTCCGGATGTTTCCCATCCAAATTTTAAGTTCCAAAAATCTCCATTATATAATGGCACCCAATCTGTAGATGCTGTCATTGGTCTATTTGTACTACTAGCAGATGCAAAAGAAAGGTTAACACGACCATACTGATTACTACCAGAATACGATCCAGTATACTGAACACCTATATGAACTAATGGATTGACTGCATTATCAGCTTGAGAATATACTAGCATGCTTTGAGTCACATCTGGTCTAAATCTAAACTCACGCGTAACAGGAGGTAATATTTCTCCGGCTAAGTCACTACGGCCCCATTTATCTATACTACCACTTATGAATTCTGGTGTATATTCCAGATATGATCCTGAATTGAATTTAATGGAATATGAATATCTATCCTCAGTCAATACCGGCCAATCATTTCCTACCTTCGGGCCGCCATATTCTCTTACACTTAATAATGTCTGCGGTATTCCGTAAATATTTAATAACGATCGTATCCCTCTTTCAGTACCACGTGATTTTAAAATATATGGTAGATTATTAACAATACGCCTCCATACCTCACCGGTCAATTTTTCATCACTAGTACTAAACAAACTACCAGATTGAGCATACTCACCTAACTCATTTGTACCTAATGCATATCTAAATAATTGACTAGCCTGATATCCATTGGTCAATTCCCATCCCTGAGACTTTGCAATATTTACTAATATATCTTTATCAATACTTAACTTTGGATTTTCTTCTAATGTATAAATTTTAGTTAATGCATTGGCATATGTCCATAATATATCAAAATGCTGACCTATCATGTTTATGAACGTTTCATATTCACTGTTATTAGAATCAACTCTTATATATTCCGGAACTGAATTTACTAACTGGTGTGGATTTTGTTCATCATATGTAGTAGCAGCAATAGAAGCAGATAAATACCAATTATCAGCCAATGAACCAGTTGTTTGGTGTATAACAAATTGTCCGTCAATTATACGTTTAGGAAAAGGTGTTAATGCAAATCTTTCTTGAGTACCAATGAAACTTCCAGAAACGCCATGTGTAGTTAAACTAGAAGTCGGTTCATTATATAACCATTTTTCGAATGCATCAAATTCTCCAATTAACGCATCTTTTTTCTTTAAAGTACTTTCTTTATTAACAGATAACGAACCAGAACTAGAACCACTTATATTATTTAATGCATTTAATCTTGTATCATAATATTCAATGTTTTGTAATTTATATCGAAAATTATCAATACGAGATTTTGCAGAACCATAATAAATGAAATTTTTATATCCAGTATAATCAATTCCTAATTCTTCACCATTACCAATTGAGCCTGAAAAGAATCGATCAACAATTTTTTGTGATGTAGAAGTATTTGCATCTAATAACTGATTCCATGATTTGAAATCTGTTTCTGTAATAGTAGTATATCCAGTTTCAATTTCAAAGTTCGGTCCTTTTAATGCAGATGGTAAGATCGGAGGAGCCAATTGATCTAGACTTATACTATCAATATACGAATCGCTTGCTAATTCAATTAATTGCACTCGCGATAATACCGGTATTTCTTCTGGTATTTGAGAATATAATCTAATAGCTAGAACTTTGTCATTATCCAGATATTTTTTATAATTAATAATACGTATAATATTATTATTACCAAAATTTAATGCAAAATCTCTTTCAAATGGATCAATATATTTTTCTAAAAATAATTCTATTAGATCTTCATATGTATCATCACCGCTCCGCGTAACTATCGGTGATATTAAAATCTCTCGGCGCTGACCAGCAATTTCTTTTATTACTAATTCTGGAAAGTCGTTAGTGCCTATTATATTATAATAAACATTTACAACTACTTTAAAGAAACCACGTTTAAGATTAAATGTTGATAATGCACTAGCATAATCAATATATAATTTATCTGTATTAATTACAAAATCTGTTATAGGACCACCGCCTAAATATACTTCGCTTGTCGGTGTATAAACATGTACTTCAACAACAGGCGTTTCATCCGGTCGGACTGTAAGTTTTTCGAATTGAAATTCTTGAACATCTTCTTGGTTCCAGTCAACCCCGCGTACCAACCCTCGGGCTTCACGTATTTCTACAATATTTGAAAATCTTTCTAATGACATATATACTTATAAATATTACAATGTATGAGTTCAGTAACTATTATCCTGGCTTATAAGCTTCAGCGTCAACAGATGTAAATGCAGCTGCTATCGAAGCATTAGACGGTGCCCATTCAATATAATATTTGTCATTTTTATCATTAACTTTTTTACGTACATATTGAATAGCCTTTACAATATTTTTAATTAACGCGTTTCTTTCATCATTTATATATGCTTCTATAGATTCTAAATAAGTAAACAATTCAGTATTAAAATCTTCAACTAAATATTTTCCGTCTCTTAATTGAGATTCGATACTTATTATTTCTTCTATGGTAGTTGCCTGTAAAATTCTATCATCAATAGTAGAGATAAATTCACTGATTTCTTGTATATCAGTTCTGACATCAGCTAGGAAACTTTCTGCATCAATACATAACGTATAAAGATCTGCAGTATCATTTCCATTAATAAGATCCTCTGGCAATGAATCAAAATTTGGTTGATATTTTCTTGGATCGATAATAAATTCTAATATAAATTGAGCCACGGTAGCTCTAAAATAATGGCCATCTTTCATCTGTTCTCGTACACGAGATAAATCTCGTTCTGGTCTTGCATATCTTTGTCTTTGAGCATCTGCTGTTGTTGCTAACGATGGGCTCATTTTCCATTGAGGAGTTCTCCCAGTTTTAGCTTTTCTCATTGCTTCTTTCATCTTATCATCACATAACTGCAATCCGCTAGCATCGATAGTAGCTAATAATGCCTGCCCACGATCATTATCAGGTACCGTATTTGTATTAACATGCCAAGCTTTATTCAGATCATTACCAGGTAACCAGATTTTATTTTCAGCATCCGCATTAAATGATCTGGTAATACGGCCTTCCTTCTCCATAAGACGAAAAAATGATTTTTCAGAACCTTTAGTTTTAAGTTTTCCATTATTCTTTTGTTTATAGAAAATAAACT